ATAATTGATATAGGACTTAATATGCGTAATTACAAGGGTACTTTTTATAGAACTGACGAAACCAGCCGAGAGCCAGAGCATTGTTCCGACTGGTTGGATGCTCTTACTTTAAAAATGCAAGTAGAAGGAATTTCCAAAACAGCTTCTTCTAAATCTGCTGTGGAGGTTGCACGAAATCGTCAGCAAAATCAACCATCTATTTATGAGATGATGAGTGCTATTGTTAGTGGACAGAAGCCAAAGTATAGCTCTGTGGAAGAGGCTGTAAAAGATTATCAACGTCGTACGGGTCTTGAGGATTATCTTAAGCGGGCAAGTGATACTAATCTAAATGCTTTAGCTAATCAGATTATTACCGAAGCCGCTAAGGGTGTGTGTTCAAAGTGTGGTAATTCTTATGCTGAATGTGAATGTGATGAGGATGACGCTAAAGACGGCAAAACCGAAGACGATGAAGAGGATGAGCCTGAACCAGAAGACGAAGATGAAGAAGAGGCCGAAGGGGATGATGAAGACGATGAGGACGAGGAAGAGGAAGAAGACGAGGATGATGCTCAGGATTTTTTCAGGCGCAATCTAGATTATGGCAACGCTCAGGACAAAAAAACAGATTGGAGAGATTTGTTTGGCAAAATCGAAGACGATGAAGAGGATGAGTCTGAACCAGAATACGAAGATTATATACCTGAGTTGGAAGAGTTTGAAAATGAGCTTAAGCCTGGGCACATAAACGCAGATAGTTACGGAAATTCGCCTGATAGAAGTGATCCAGATTATGTTGATGATGAAATTATTGAAAGAAAACTCAGAAGAGAAATGGGCATTAATGATTCTAGAGATATGACAGAAGAAGAGTTGGAAGCTAACCCTGGAAAAAAAAAATTAATCTCTGAGGCTGCTAACAAACCGGCCTTGCTTGAAAAAAATCCGGCCATAGAACATTTTTTAACGAATGTTATTGATACTAACTATGGTATTCAGATGCCGGCTATTCTCCACACTTTGCTTGAGACATTTGGCCGAGATGGTGTGGATCATAATATATTTTCAGATCGAGAGTTGTTGGATTGGATTAATCAACAACTGATTAATAAGGGTATTTCTGTCAATAATATTCCTTCTCATCTTGGGCGTGGAGTAGGAACTCATATTGATTACTCTGGTGATAAAGACTCAAACAAAGACCCGTTTACTCTATTGGTGCCAGACAAGAGCTCATTATAACATATTTCTCCTAGAATATACATCTATATTTCGATATATATAATAATAGGTGTAGATGAAGTCTGGAGAAGTAGGATTTAACGAATTATTTAATCAATTCCGTGACAGTATAATGCGGGTTGATCCGGTATATTTTTGCTCGAAGTATTTAAATGTAGATGGCAAGCCGTTACAATTAGAGGGAACTGGCTATAAACCATTTGCGGATATTTATAGGTACATAGCACTCAAAGCTATTGATGCGGATTCTAAGCCGATTGTTCTTGTAAAGGGGCGACAGGTTGGGGCGACAACAATGGCTGCGGCGTTGGAGTGTTATTTTGGGGCATGTGGGTTATTTGGTACGAATGATAGACCTCCAATGAGGATGATGCATTTGTTTCCCACATTATCTTTGGCTGCAGCATATACCAAAGACAAGCTTGATCCGATTATTGGAAATGCCATTTCGGTTCCAGGAATGATGAAGAGCAATGGGATTTTGAAGTCGTATATGGAAGCTCGGTTGGATTTGTCCAGTCCTACCAATAATAATATGCATTTTAAGAAGTTTATATCTGGAAATCAGGTATGGATTGAATCGACTGGCTTGGATGGAGATAGGGTACGTGGTAGATCTGTAGATGCTTGTTTTTATGATGAATGTTTTCCATATGATCAATATATAGAAACTAGTATAGGTAAAATTAAAATAGGAAACTTATACGAATTGTGGAGTAATAATTATGATTTGCCGCTTATAAAAACCTATAATGAGAAATCGGAAATTTTTGAGTATAAGAAATTAATTAAAGCTTGGAAAAGAGGAGAGCGTGATATAGTTTTAGTTAGATTTGAAAATGGTGAAATTAAGTGTACAGATAATCATTTATTTTTAACTACTCAGGGTTGGATAGAAGCTGGTTTATTGACAGCTGGAGATTTAGTTAGAACGGAAAATTCGGAATTAGTTGTTGTAAAAAATATAGAAAATCTTTTTGGTAAAGAAATAGTATATGATGTTGAGATTGAAGATAATCATAATTTTATTGCATCATTAAAAAATGACTGTGGAATTATTGTTCATAATTGTCAAGATATGTCTGATGTAGCCATTGGTGCGTCAACTAAGGTATTAGCACAGTCTCGTTATGGAGCCCCTGGTGATGGTGTACAAGTTTATTATGGCACCCCAAAAACCAAAGGCGGCTCATATTGGAACATGTGGCGTAAATCTTCACAGAACTATTTCCATTTGCGTTGTGAAAAATGTGGAAAATATTTCCCGCTATATCATCCAAGTATTAATTGGGAAGAGGTGTGGATTTATGGATTAACCGTTCGTTGTACAGAATGTCATCACGAACAGGATAAACTAGAAGCTCAAGAACGTGGGAAATGGATTCCGTTAAATAATCCAGATGAATGTGATTTTGTAGGATATCATATTAATCAATTATACATTCCTCATTTTACCAAAGAAACTATAGAAAAGGCCAAGCCAGAACGTAGCCCAATTAATACTGAGCGCGTTTATATGAATGAGGTTTTGGGGGAGTTTTTTGATGGTGAAGGCGGAACTATTACAGCTCAAGAAATTCGCGACAAGTGTATTGATAAAGGTCGCAAAATGGTCAAATACATTTTTGCAGAATCAGGCAAACGCACTTATGCAGGATTTGACTGGGGCCAAAGAGGAGCATTGGAACAGATTGCTGGTAAAGGCCGCAAGGGATCTTATAGCTGTGCTGTTATTTTAACTGTGTCTTCTGGTAATATATTTAATGTGGAATTTGCTACAAGGTTATTAAGACCAGATCCTGAAACTAAAATGGGTACAGTTGAGGAAATGTTTAGACGTTATAATATGACATTATCTGTAGGTGATATTGGTGATGCATATGATCTAACTCATAAATTACAAAGAGTTTATGATGAGAAATTTTTAGCATCTCGTTCTTCACATAGAGTAAATGGTCACATTAAATATTCTAATGATGAATGGCCAAAAACAATTGTATTTGAAAAAGATTATTATATATCAGAATTATTAGGTTTATTAAAAGAAGGTAGAATTAAGTTCCCTGGTGGAAGTTATGACCGAATTGAATGGATGATTGATCATTGTTCTAGTATGGATATTAAGGTAACTAGGGATAAATCTGGTGAGCCTTTGAAAAAATATGTAAGGGTTCTGGGGCAAACGACGGTCTTATGGCGTTATTAAATGCTTATTTGGCTTGGAAATTTGATGTTACTCAGGGATTTACGATAGCTAACCCACAACACATGAAATATGAAATGGCTACTATGGCTCGTCCAGTTCAGGCGGTTGTTGGGTATGTTCCTGGAATGTTTGGGGGTCGTTGATAGGTACCTGGCGATGGTGATATAGAGGATATAAATGGTTGAAATTAATGGTGGAAAAACACGAGCGGCTGAGATTATGGAAAGGAATCGTAAGATTTCCCGTTCCGAAAGTCTAATGGCTAAAAACATGGCTCTATCTGGTATTCCGGAGATTTCTAATCGTATGGCGCGTAGTGTTAGTTCAGAGCGCCGCGAAATTATGGAAATGCAATTGGAAGCCGGAGAGTTTCGTGAACAAGGATCTTCTGGTTTTTCTTCTCGTTCCGGTGATAGAAATGAAATTAAGAATGTACAAACCCAAATGGGAGTTATTGCCCATAGTGGAAAAGGTTTGTATAAGATGGCAACTGATGTAGGTAGCTTATCATCTTCCTCTGGTGGGAACTGGAGAGGTTCAAACGATACAGTAAGGCAGGCTCCAGAGGTTTATTCTCCGTTATGGTTAAATTCCAATTTAAACCTACCACGAGATCGCCCAACAATTAATGCTTGGAGTAGAAGTTTTTTTGCATTAAATCCTATTGTTCATAATGCAATTACGTTACATTCAACCTATCCTATTGCCAAATTAAATATCAAATCTAAAAACCCGAAAGTAGAACGGTTTTTTTCTCAGATGTCTGAAGAGATTGATTTGATGAATGTTGCGGTTATGGCTGCTCAGGAATACTGGATTCTGGGAGAGGCTTTTATTTATGGAGAATTGGATGAGAGTAAGGGTAGTTGGAGCCGCCTGATGATTCTCAATCCTGATTATGTAAATGTACAGCGCAGTGTAATTGCAGCAGAGCCCATAATTAGTTTACGTCCAGATGAGAATTTACGCAGGGTTGTGTTTGGTAATCAACCATCTGATCTGCAACAGCGCAAGCAACTTGATCCTTCGATTATTGAACATGTTAGAAGGAATGAGCAGATCCCGTTAAATAACTTCTATGTTCATCATATGGCGCGTAGAATTTCTCCATATGAAATTCGCGGAACAGGCTTGATTGTAAGTTGTTTTCGCGCTCTGATGTGTTTCGATAAACTGCGCGAATGTTATTCGACACAGCACGAGGTTCTGACAAACGAAGGGTTCAAGAGAATTGAGGAGTTAGTTGAAATTTCTACTGATGTAACTCCCAAGTCAGAGTATGTAAACGGAGTAGAGGTTGATGAGTCCGGAAATGTAACTGGCGTTTTGAAATTAAAGGACGGAATTAAGGTCGCGTGTTTTAATCCAGATACAGAAGAGCTTGAATATCATGTTCCAGAAGAATTTCATATGTCGAAGTATACTGGAAAAATGTTACATTTCCATGGCAATAAGGTGGATGCACAAGTAACACCAAATCATAAGATGTGGGTAAGACAACAGAGCACAAAGAAAACAGGCCCTAGATTTGGTGATTGGTATAAATTACCAGCCAAAGAAATGCTTGATAAGAAAACTTGGTGGAAATTTAGAGGACAAGCAAAATGGACAGGTAATAAAATTGATACAACTAATGTTTGTGGTCATGAAGTTGCAACTGATATTTATCTTAAGTTTTTAGGATATGTTGTATCTGAAGGGTGTGTTTATAGAAATAATCAAAATGACAGGTATGACGAGATTGTTCAATTAACTCAACTGGTAGGTGGTAAGTATTTTGATGATATTAGAGAAGTATCAGAAAAATTTGCTAATTGTTTAGATAAAAAAGCATCAGATAAACGCTGGGTTAGTGGTTCTGGATATTCTGCCCATGCCCCTAAAGAGAAATGGGAAACTAGAATACATGGTAAGGATATTGTTCAGTATTTCTTTGATGAAATAGGAGATGGGCAAAGCGCAAACTCTCACAATAAGCATTTGCCACGCTGGGTAATGGAACTTTGTCCTGAACAATTACAAATTCTTTTGGATGCACTTAATGCTGGTGATGGTTCTATTAAGACAAGCAAACATGGCACCAATTCAAAAGGAATGTCTTATACCACAGTATCAAAACAATTAGCCGATGATGTGTATGAGTTAGTATTCAAGTGTGGTTTTGCGCCTAATATGTGTGTAAGCAAAAGGGTTTTTGAAGAAGAAAACAGAGAGGTTACACAATATATAGTATTATGGTCTACAACTAATTATGGTAATGAGCCTAATGTTTATACTGGTAAGAGGCAAAATCATGGAAATGGTGGTGGGGCAACTGTAGATGAGATTGATTATGATGGTATGGTTTGGTGTTTTACCGTTCCAACTGGATTGTTTGTTACTAGATGTAATAATAAAATCTCTATCCAAGGAAATTCAAAGTTTGCTCAGGCCGACGGAATGATAAACCCACTTACACTTGTTAAGATTGGCAATGGTGAGTTTAGGCCGAGTCCAGTTGACTTAGAACATTGGAGAAATGTATTTGAAAACGCAGCGTTTGATAAAGACTTCAAGATTTTCACTCATGATGCAGTAAATGTAGAGCGTGTTGGATATGGTCAAGGTATTTATGACACGTCAGCAGATATTACTCAGCTTATCAAGGAAATTTACATTGGGTTGATGGTACCTTCTGTTATTATGGATGGTAGTGATACAACATATGCTACCGGTTCTGTTGCTCTAGATGTTTTGCGTCAGAGATACATGCAATTCCGCCAAATGATGACAACATGGCTGAAGAGGAAAATCTTTGCACCAATTGCACAAATTAATGATTTCTATGAGCGTGTTGATGGCGAAAAGATTTTGATTGTTCCAGAAATTGATTGGAATCATATGTCACTATTTGATATGGATAGTTACATAAACCAAATGGTTAACCTTACTCAGGGTGAGGGCGTGGCTAAGCGTGCCTCATTACAAACATTATATAGAAGCCTTGGTCTTGAATATGAAGAGGAGCAGAGGAAGATTCGTTATGAAGATATTCAGGATGCCATTCGAACTAGAGAGTTACAGGCGTTGGCTAAGTATGATTTGCATGAGCTTAAGGCGTTAGGACCAGGTGATGAGATTGATGAGGCAGCAGATGAGCCAGTACCAGGAGAAAGCCCATATGTCACACCTCAGAATACCGGAGCGTTGCCTGGTAGTCCGGGTGGGTTAGGTGGTGGATTAGGGGCACCTCCAGGACCGGGGCCAATGCCAGGAGCACCACCGCCAGCTCCAATGGGTGGTGGTGGAGCAAAGCCGCCTGGTCTGTGATGACAGCGCATATTTTGGCTTAGAGTTATAGCTGGAGTAATATGCATAACTTTGAAAAAGAAGCCCAACAAAGATCTATGACGAAGGCGGTTGGTCGAGCTTTAAATCCTATGGAATGGATTCGTCAATTATCTTCTCGTGAATATCGGGAATTGATTGTGGCTGTAGATAGGGTTGATGAAGTAATGCGCAATCGTATTTCTTATTTGAAGCCAAGTTTGCGTGATAATTTGCACCAAGCGCGTATGGCAATGAAGAATCGTGAGTTTCGTAAGGTATTTCAATATTCAAATGCCATTATTGATTCGGTAAGCGGTGTATTTATTGAACAAACTGATGAGCTTACACAGATTAGTAACAGGGTCGCTGAGGAGTTTTCTCGAGATAAGATGGAGGATTGGGAGAAGAACATCTTAGAGCAAGAGCTTGGTGTACGCAAAGCCTCTATAAATGATTTGGTTGTTGAGGCAGGGGTAACGCAATGGCTTAAAGAACAGATTCCTACACGGAAAGAAATTGAAGGAACTCTGTTTGATAAGATTTTTAGGAATATGCAGGGAAAGCAGCAAGAGGCAGCGCGTCAGGCATTGTCAATTGCTGAGAGAACTTACCTGCTTATAAAGGAAGCTTTTGACGCTTTGGATAATGAGCGTAGAAATATTGTAGAATATGTTAAATTGGCTCGTAAATATCAAAATAAATTAACTGCTGAAAAAGAACAGTTGAAAAGAATGTATACAAAGTATTTTCTTACAGAAGAGCCTAAGCCACCAATTAATACAGGTGAGCAGCAAAACCTTCAAAACCCTCAGGCTCCAGCTCCGGTACCACCTAACGCACCAGCTCCGAGCACACCAGCGCCTACACAAAACACTGTAGCGCCAAATGTTTCAAATCAACAAGTACCACCTGTAGAAGAAGACCCAAATAGGCAGGTTATTGCATCATTATTTATTCAAGTTCAAAAAGCAATAAAAAACAAAGATAATGGTATTGCATCATCTCTTCTAGTCAAAGCCTCCGAGATGTATGATAATGTAGGAGATGAGGAAAAGAGCATTAAACTATTGCGTGCCGCTATGGTTTTGCAGGGGATTTAATGGAACAGAATGATCTCCAGATATTACGATATGCTGCTTTGGAAATACAGGCAAATAATGGAGATTTAATTCGTGTTGCTGGAGTTGTTCAACGCATTAAGGATTGGTGGAAAACTCGTCGTGATAAGAAGAATTTCCAAGAATTAAAATCACCAATTGAAAATGTTCTTAAGCGGCTTGATACGGCTGTGAGAAGTCAGGATAGTGATGCAGTTGAGAGGATTACAACCGTAGAGCTGCCAGATATTTTATCAAAAAGCGTTCAGAAGGCAGAAAGTCTTAGGGACACTATGTTGTCTCACACATCGCCAGAGTGGAGAAGTGAACAAGGAGAACCTATTGCCGGTGAAGATCTTAGGTGGGTATCTAAAGATTACAGAAAAGATAAGAGTTTAGTTGAGAAATTATGGGAGAAATTACCAGAAGAATTTAGAAACGAGATACCTGTTGGGAGATATATTGGCCAGCCTATTACTAATTTTTCTTGGTATAAACACTATGGGTCTCAAGATATTTCTATGACTGACACCGTAAAGGCCAGGGCTCAAGAAAAGATTAGTGGTAAATTATTAGAGGCTGGGGTTACTGAGGATCAATTAAATTTGGCAGATTGGGCACAATTTTTTGAAAGTTTGAAAGAGGTGATTCTTTCCAGTTCAATTTTGGATAGAGTTAATTTTGCTGCGGTATCTAAGGAAGTGGAAAGACGGCGTGCAAACGAGATGAATATTACAGTAAATCCTCCAGAAATATTTTTGACTGTAGGGGATTCTCAAGTACCAATTAAGATTGATCATATAGAATTAATTGACTTGGGTACACGGCTATATAATCAAGAGCATGAATTATCTGTTAAGGGTATTTGGCCGGCTGCAAGATCTCGTCATTATAAGTTACCAGTACCCAAAACAACAGTTGCTCCGGCTGTAGTTGCCCCAGAGGTTCCAGCAGTTGAGTCTGAGGAAATTACCACAGCATCTGATGGTCCTATTACCAAAATTGTAAAGAGGGCATTATTAAGAAATGCTTTGCCAAAAACCAATGCGATAATAAAAATAAATGGGCCCGAATATTACAATGTCCAATTTGCTAGGGTTTTGGCCAGTGCGTTGAGGCAGGAAATTGATGCTGAGTGTTCGGTAAGGCATCAAGATAAAGAGATAGAAATACAAGCCAGTGTATATGGAAGCAAGATGGTTTCTTTATCTGCAATTTTTGGCATATCTAAGTATCTATCCAGTGAATTTTTAAATCTCACAAAAGTTGGTATTGATATTGAAGTTGTTCCCGGAAATTCTAAACTTGACATTATAGAATCAAAAACACTTGACCAAAGCTTTAGAAAAGTAGCATTTGATTGTTGGAGAATTAAATGATAAATGCAGAAGATAGAAGTGTAATAAATATAGCAGATGATGGCGCAAATGTTTATCTTGATGAGTCTATTGATTTTGATAAAATAAACTCTTTAGCTGATGCTATTGGTTATTTTTATAAAGGCAAAGTAATTCAAGTATATTGGGGAGAAAATGGCGGATCTACCAAATATTCAGACTTTGATATTTCCAACAATTTATTTATGGAAGGAAAAGTATTGTGGGGTAGAAAGAATGTGTTTGCACTAGAGGTACAGGTTCATACTACTTTAAAGGATTTTTCCACTGTTGTTGTTTTTAATGATTGGGAAATAAAGTTTGTATCTCCGTTGGATGGCGTAAATATTATGAATCTATTCAAGGGTAATAAAATTAGGGCAAAAATAAATGAGCATAGCAAGTGAATTAGCATCTATTTGTAAGGATCTTAGGTTGCTTGGTGAAGCTGAGTTGACCAAGGATGCACTTTATGCTTATGCGGCTATTACTGACACTGAACATCCTAGAGCTGATTTGAGTTATAGTTATGTAATGAGGAAATTAAGAAAGGGTGATGATGATAAGCGCTTGAAGTTTCAGACAGTATTTAAAGATTCATTTGATAAAGCTTTGTATGAGGATATAGAAGAGCCGGCAGAAATTGCTTTAATGGTGGCGATGAAAGCTATAGATTTTAAGGACGATGATGCCAGCTAAATTTTCTCAAGTAACTACGGATTTATATAGAGGCGGATGTCCTACAGTGGATGATCTGTCTCAATTTAAAGAAATGGGGATTAAGAAAATAGTTAGTTTAGATGATGAGTGTGGCCATAGCATTGCACCAATATGTGAAGAGCTGGGATTAAAACATATTATTTGGGGTTTAGGAGATGGAAACGATCCTAAAGTTGCAGCTATGAAACAAATTGTATCTACACTTACTCATGGCGGCCCTACATATATTCATTGTTTTCATGGTAAAGATCGTACAGGAATGGCCGTGGCAATGTATCGAATTTATACTGGGTGGTCTGTTGGAAAAGCCTTGGCAGAAGCAATGAGATTTGGAATGGGTAATAATCTAGCCCCGTCAGTAGCTCGAAGTTATTATGATGCGGTTAGGAGATTTGGGGATGAAACAGAGGAAGATAAAGGAAATGTGCTTGATGCTGTTTCTTTAACTAGGCAGAATAATTCTTTTGGACCGCAGAATCCGGCAATTAATGATATGTCAATTAATCAGCCATTAAATTTTGTTGGCCCACCATCAACTGATATTGAATTTAGCCAGTTGAGCAGAATCGCCAAAATTCAGAATCTTAATAAAAAAGCGCAAATGAGAATTTATATCAAATGTAATTCATCAGATTTATTAAGGCCAAATAACTATTGGTGGGACTCAAGGGAAAAGGCAAATAAAAATAATTCTTCTGGTAAAATATATTCAGCAAATATAGCGTCATCAGCAGAATTTGAACACTTTAATAAATTACCTACACCAAGTCTTATACATAATATTCTTACTAGGGATATTGATGTTGCTATATTTAGGTACAGTCAGTTTTTAGTAATTGATCCGAATGTTTTAGTGGATATACAAGAAGAAGAGGATATAAACGAAGTGGTAGATGTTGGTATGAGAGATAATTCTACTGATTATACCTTTGCATATCCCGGAAGTGGAGCAGGTGTTGGAGGAATGCCAGACGGAGCTGCTGGTATTGTTCAATTGCCGTATTCAGGTCCAGGACAGGTATGATTATTTTGATATTAGGATAGTAATGTATTGCAAAGCTTATTCTATTCAAATGCATTTTGGTATTCCGGAATCTGAAAAAAGAATTGCGGAAAAGGCGGAGGAATATTTTGATTTGTTACTTACTGATTTGCAAGACATTAAAGATTATCTTAACTTAATATATATTCCATTTCAAAAGCACCAGAATATTGATATGGAAATGATAACGGATTATAGAAAAACATTTAAAGAATATAGAGACCAGGTAAAATTAAAGTTCCAGAAGGTTGTAAAGAAGGCTTATAAATGTGTGGCGTTGATGAATGAATTTAGCACAGATACAGCCACAGAAGAGATAATGGAGTCTTTTGTTGGCACCATTAGAGAATTAGATAAATATATTGATACGTTTGTGTCAATATTCTCGAATCTTAATAGTTCAGAGTTCCGGAATCATTTGATTTCGACGATTGACTCGCTCAAGAAGCAGATGAACCAGATTGAGCAGTTAATTAAGGATCGTATTTTGGAACATATAGATAGTAATATTTTGGCAAAGAATTGGGCGAAGAATCTTTCAGATCGTTTTGAAGATAGTGAGCCAATTGAAGAGCGGGTACCATTAGTTGTTCAGCTCTTCAAAGAAAGACAAAAGGCTTTGCAAGAGGGAAATGGGAGATGATATGTTGGTAAAAACTGGTGATGCAGAAATTATTAGCGTTGTAGATCCTTATGAAATTGAAGATGATGATCTACGTAAGTCAGCTTTGGCTACAGCACTAGATAAAGCTAAAGATAAGATTTCTGCCAAAGAAACCCAAGCTGACAAGATGGAGAACTAATGCTGATTAAACTCGGAGAAGCGGTTTGTATTAGACCAGAAGATATACGTCCAGTGGAAAAGCTGGCCAACGATCTGGATTTAGATATTGAAAACCGAATGTATAAGTTTGCTCAAGAGCTCAAAGTAATTGCTCCGATGGCAAAAGACTTCTTATATTTTACTTGTGTAATGATGCATGCTGCTGAGGCTGCTTGCATTAATGATGATGGAACTCCTAAGAAACTATCTAATGGACAAGATGTTGTGGCGACTTGGGAGAAGGTCGGAGACGGAGTTAAATGGGTATGTAACGACCCAACGATTCAAAGTTACCGCAATAATAACCGAGATATATTTCCAGAATCAGAATTAAAGATAGCTTATAAAGCCTGGGTCGGTCGTCCATTATGCCTCGATCATCAATCACAATCGGTTGATAAGATTCGAGGCGTTATTGTTGATACCGTATATGATGATCGTAGAAAGAGAGTAATTGCTCTTTGTGCTCTTGATGCAAAAAATTATGGCGATTTAGCTGATAAAGTTAAGACAGGTGTCGCTAATAATGTGAGTATGGGAACCGCAGTTGGCAGAGCTGTTTGTTACGACTGTCATAGAGTCGCCAGAACCGAGAAAGATTTCTGCCAACATATGAAGAACAAGAGCTGTTACGGTGAGATTAACCTAGATTTGTCTCCGCTTGAACTATCATTAGTAGTTGCCGGAGCAGACCCTAAAGCCAAGGTAAAACATATTATTGCCAGTGATATTGCCAAGGCTGCTGGATTGCTTTCAGATTATTTGGAAGTTAAGAAAGGATTATCTAGGCAAGATTTGACATCTATTCAGAAAGACCTTCAAAGCTTAATGGGCAAGATTGAATCCCGGGCTAATGACTTTGAAGAGAATAGCAGCAATGATGAGGGCGATGCGGTTGGTCCGACTCGCTCTAGATGGTCGATGGAAGAAACTAGTATTGAACCATCGACTCAGATAAATGTACCTGAGGCTTTCCCAACCTATGCCTCAGATTTACAGAAAGCAATCTTGGGAGCGCAGACAAAACTGGCTAGCCTACAGGAGAATTTAATTAGGTTATCTAATAGGAACGAGGAACCAACCATGACTACAAAGAAGAATGCATATTTTCAAGGTACAGAAGAGCCAACTCCTGGACAGAAACAATATCCAGTAGATCCGCTAAATGAAAAAGCTCGATTAATGGACAAGAATCTACACGGACCAGCTCCATTCCCAAACACTGGGGATGAAGAAGGGATGTTCCCAGGAGATGAGAAGGTCAAGAAAGAGCTGCAGCGTTTGGCTGATGAAAACGAGCGGGCAATGTTCCGTGAGGCAGCTCTCAAGAAAGCAAAAGAACAATTGCTGAGCCAGGGATATTTCCAGGGTACAGAGGAGCCAAAGCCAGGAAAGGTTCAATATCCGAAAGATCCTAAGAATGAGAAGGCTCGTATGGAAGATAAAAACATGGTTGGGGCCAAACCTTTCCCGGATGTGGGTAAGATTGACGGCCTATACGATGATGATTTGGCAGAAAAAGAGAAGTTGCTTCGTGCATCTTTGAAGGCCAGATTTGAGAAGGTTGCTCTTCCAGATGGTCGAGTTAATAAATCGGCCTCTAGCTGGGTTGTTTTGGCCAATGACAAACCAATTCTTCGCGCTTCTGTTGATCAGATTACTAAGGGCAATTCAGATTCTCTTTATGATGCCGTTGCAACTGAGCGCTTTGGAAAGTCACTTCTAAACCGAATTCAGAGTGAAGGGTTCCAGGCTACAGCTTCTGCTCTTCTAAAGAGCGCACAAGCGGCCCCGGCCCCAGCAGCGCCACCACCTGCCCCAGAGGCAAGTGCAGAGCTGCCACCTCTTGAGCCACCAGCAAGCGTTGGTGCCGAAGGTGGAGATTCTGAGGCTATTGTAGGAGATTTGCAGGCTTTGCATGACGAGATGGGTGAGAAGCTTACTGACCTTCGTGATAAGGTTTCTGGTCCAGTGGCAGAGGATGCAGAGGCGATGCCTGATATTGAGCCGGCTGGTGATGCAGAGTTTGCAGCAGGTCCAAAGACAGCTGCTCAGTTGCAGTCAATGCGTAAGCGTGTAAATGGTATGCTACAAGAGGGTATTGATGAAACCATTACCTCTTTGGCAAAACACATGAAAGAGATTGCAACGGCTACTAGAGTGTATAAAGAGGCTTATGCCTCTATGACACCTGAGCAGCGCGATTATCTGAATGAACTTACCATTTCAGCAGTTAAAGACGCGAAAGCTATGCTTGGTGACACTAATAAGCTGATGGAAGCTGTTGTGAAGTATGCATATGGAACAGCAGAGCTAGAGAAGCGCGCACAGGTTGTTGAGGAACAGGCTGCTGATGATGCTGCTTTGAAGAGTATTCTTGGTGATGATGAACTGGAGTTGGAGACAGAAGACGCTGCTGCTCCTGGAGATTTTGAGACCACAGATGATGATGTTGGCGGTGCGTTTGATTCCTGGCTAGATAATATTGGCAAGGGTGATAGTGCAAATGTCAGTGATGATGAAGAAACAGAGGACGAGGATGACGCCAAGCTTTCATTGAAGGCTCCAAGCGGTGCTACACAGGAATTAGGAGAGGTAACAGTAACAGCAGGAGATAAATTGGAATTACTAACTAAAGAAGGGCGTGCCCAGGCACGTATAAAGCTTGCCGAGAAGGGCTTGCTTGGGTTTAATGAATTGTCTAACACAGCTCACCCAGGTGGCAGTGTTAGCGCGGTTGACGCTGGTAATTTGGACGTAACTCCAAAGACTCCGGGCGCTGAATTCCACGTTGCAAAGGACATTCAGGATGCAATGCTCGAATTGGCTAACATGCCTCCTCGTGTAAAGAAGCAGGCTGATATGATTCAGAAGTTGGTATCCGAAGGTAGTCTAAAAGCCTCTGATGTTGATCAGTTGGTTGCAGAGGGCGTGGATGCTGATGCTGTCAAGTATTGGAAGGAACTGTTTGGTGCTGGTGATGCAGAAAGCAAGGATTTTGCAGCCAAGCTGACTCAGGAACACGCTAATGCCAAGAAAGCCGAAGAGGTTGAGTCATACAAGGGCCGCATTAAGAGGGCTTATGAAATTGCCAATCAAATGGTTTCCAAGGGAATGATTAGTGAGGCTCAAATTGATTCTCAGGTCAATGATATTATGAAGTGGAATGATGCTGGTTTTGAGAGTATTAAGAATATTTTAGCAAGACAGCCATCAATGAATAAGCAGGCGTCTTTACCGGTTGTGGGTCTTTTGGATTCCGGCTCGATAATTTTGCCAGGTGCTCATAGCGCTCCACAGAATCAAGATATGAAAACAATTTTTGATAACTACTTTGATTCTAAAGGTTTGAAGTTCTAATTTCTGGGCCGGGTGGGGTTGTAGAGCCCCACCCATCCATATGAGGTAAATATGTCTAAATTCGATATTGCTACAGAGATGAATGGTATTATGGACAGCCCGGGATATCAGTCTATTTTTGCAAAGCCAGAACCACAGTTCACTAAGATGGCCGCAAAAACAGAAGATGAGAAAGCCAAGGCTGAAAAAGAAAAGGCTAAGGCCAAGGCTGAAAAAGAAAAAGCTGCTGAAAAGGCCGCTAAAGAGAAGGCTAAGGAAAAAGCTGATAAGGAAAAGGCTAAAGCAAAGGCGGAAAAAGAGAAGGCTAAGGAAAAGGCTGATAAGGAAAAGGCTAAGGCTAAAGCTATGAAAAAGAAAGCTATGACAAAGTATGAGGCTTGTATTTATAGTTTGTGCAAAGCGTCTGAAATTCTTGACGAAGCAGGCCTTGGTAAAGCTTCTTCATTAGCTCTATTAGCGCTGGATGATCTTGTAAAGACAGCTGCTAAGAAAAAGGAAGAGGGCAAGAGCAAGAAAGACAAGAAAGAAGAGGATAAGAAAGAAGCTGATAAGAAAAAGGAAGAGGCCAAAAAGAAGGAAGAGGCTAAGAAGAAGGAAGATAAGGCTGATGCTAAGGGACCTCCACCATGGTTGAAGAAGAAGGATGAAAAGAAAGATGATAAGGCTAAGGGTAAAGAAGATAAAAAGGATGACAAGAAGAAGATAAAGAAAGCTTCTGACGAAGATGTGGATGTTGCGTGTGCAGATTGTGATACAGCTTTAGTTGAAGACGCAGATGACAATAAGGACTTTGAAGATTTGATGAGAGAGCTTGAAGAGCCTGATGAAGGAGAGGACAGCTGGAGCGTTTTAAATAAGCCAGATGAGGATTCTGAGATTGATATGGACGATCCTGAATTAACTTCTTTAGTTGAGGGTATTGAAGATAATGCTGTTGCTGAAGAGCCAGATTTGGATGAATTTACTCGTAGTGTTGCTAGTAAAAAGACCTCGTTGCAAAAGCTTGCAGAGGAGTTGGCATCTGGACTCTTGGCGTCGAAGTAATTAATATGAAAAATTTCACCACACATATAGAGAATGATATGGCCTTTTTCCTCAGTGGAGATCTTAAAAAATCTCTTGCTGCAGATGAGGCTATATCTTCTCTTTATAAGGCTAGAAATTTGCTTGAAAACGCTGGTTTAAAATTTCATTGTGCGGCCATTGATGCAATCATAAAGAGAGCATGTATAATCGATGAAAGTGAAATTGAGGTAACACTATGATTTTTAAACAAGGATCTTGTGAACAAGAGCTTTTTGAGGGTATGCAAAATGCCCAACAAGAATCTCTAATTCAAGAAGTCCAACATCAGGATCAGTTGGTTTTTGCGGCAATGCAAGAACTAAATAATGCAGCCGAAGCTTTTGAAAGAGTAGGCAGAAAGGTTAGGGCCGAAGAAGTGACTGCAGTTATGGTGTCATTAGCTGAATCATCTGATAATGATATACAAAAATTGCAAAAACCAGCCAGGAAGAGGCTGCTGAAACATTTGAGTTTTTCGGATTTGATCCTAAAGAGTTAGGTCTTTCCGAGTAATGACGTGAGTTGAAAAAATATTGGAGGATATGATGACACGCAAAGAACAGATTGCTAAGAA